TTGACAGGAAAAGATAATTATACTTTTTTTGCTGGATCATTAGGTATATCTGTTGAAGAAGCGGCAGAATACATGGGAACATTTGAAGGTGCTGCTCAGTCTGCCTGTTGGTTCTGGGAAACTAATAATTTAAATCAGTGGGCAGATAAAGGCGACATTCTTACATTAACTAAGCGTATCAATGGTGGCACTATTGGACTTGAAGATCGAATCAAACATTACGAACACGCTTTACACGTAATGGGAGCACACTAATGAATGATCGTAAGTTAGTAAAGTGGTTATTACTTCTTTTATTATTACCATTAACACTGGCAGTTGTCAGTGGTGATAAGTTTCGCTATCCTTGCCAAGACCCAACAAACTGGGATAAGGATATGTGTAAATTTCCTCAATGTGATGTGACTAGGACTTGCCCTGAACATGTCTTTAAGGGGCAACGTGACCCAAGGTTAGGACCACCGAAAGATGACCTCAATAAAAATGAAATTGCTAGAAATGTTCAAGGAGTTAACTGTGGAAAATAATTTTATCTACACAGAAGAGCAGTTAATGGCTCGTCTAAAGTTTTTCATTGGTGTTTGTTTAACACTAACACTATTTGGTATTGTGTTTGTAGTGTTGTACTCTTTAATCTTCGTGACACAACCATTGAACGCTATTAGTCCAATCGATCAGAAGTTCTTTGAGTTGATTGTGCCTATTGCTACGTTCTTAACTGGTACACTATCAGGTATCATGTTGGCAGGAACAAAGAAGGAAGATCAAGAAGCAATGTTAGCTGCACAAAAGTTGGCCAATGAAAATTTTGAGGCAACGAAAAAGGCAATGACTGCTCCACCACCACAAAAAATTGAACCATCATTGATTGTTGTTCCTGGAAATTACACAGCACCACAAACAACAACACAACAAGTTATTGTTGGTTATGGTGGAAAACCAGCACCAGCACCAGCACCACAACCGGAAATTTAAATGTTACACGGTTTATTGCTCGATGGTCACAATGGAACATTAAGTAGTAAAAGGGTTATAACTTTTTTATCTTTTATTTTGTGTGGAATTGCTTTTATTTCAAATTTATTTTTTAATTTAGAAGTAAAACAATTTATGTTTGAGAGTATGATATATTTAACAATGGTTGGCCTAGGAACAACTGTTGCCGAAAAATTTTCAGTAATAAATAAAGAATCTAAACAAAAGGAACCATTATGAAACTTTATGCACTAGTATTATCCATTTTTATGTCATTCGTTTCAATGAACGTTCATGCAACAGCAGAAAAAACAAAAGTTTGTGTTGACATTAAAGACAAAGAAGGTAAGCCAGTCAAAGATGCGAAAGGCAATACCAAGCAACAATGTAAAGAAATGAAAGTGCATAAGAAATTAGAAGGCACAGAAATTCCTCCTAAGAAATAATAAAGAAATATGGCAACTACTACAGAAAGATTAGGCATCGTTGAAACTAAGGTCGAAAATCTTAGTGAAAAATTGGATGACATAAAAGTTGATGTTAAAGATATGCACGATTGTTTGGACAGAACACGTGATGAATTAAAAGATCAGTTGAAAACGATGTATGATGCATCATGCACACAACATGCCGAATTAGCCAAAAAAATTAGTTCATTGGAAAAAATCCGAGAAAAAACCATGTGGATGGTTGCCGGTGCCGTTGCCGTGGCCGGTATATTTTCGGGACACCTAGAAAAGGTGCTTGCATTTTTTCATTAATTAGTATATAATTAATATTATTGCAAACTTTGATTTTTGTTATGTCCGTTTTTATTGATAGATCCTTTTTGTTAAGGGTATCACCAAAACTTCAAAAATTCACACAGAAAAAGGAAAACCTGTATAACTTCAGGTGTCCTGTCTGTGGAGATTCGTCTAAAAATAAAACCAAAGCTCGTGGATACATTTATGAGAAGAAAAATAATTATTTCTTCATGTGTCACAATTGTAGTGCGTCCATGTCTTTTTATAATTTTTTGGACAAGGTCGATCCAAACCTTCTTAAAGAATATGCACTGGAAAGATATAAAGATGGTGAAGATGGCAAATCAAACTACAAAAAACCAACCTTTGATGAATTCAAGACCACACCCGTCTTTAAAACAAAACTTTCCATACCAAATATTGAATCTTTACCACAAGAACATTTTGCAAAAGAATATGTATTGAAAAGGAATATTCCGGAAAAACATTTTTCTTCTTTATATTTTGCGGAAGATTTTAAAAAATTCGTTTTGAGTTTGGAAATAGAAAATGAAGGTTTAAAAGATAATGATCCCAGATTAGTTATTCCATTTTTTGATAGGGACAAAAAACTCATAGCTTTTCAGGGTAGAGCTCTTGGAGAATCGAAATTAAGATATATTACAATAAAATTAGATAAAGACAATCACAAAATTTTTGGTTTAGACAATGTTGATTTAGAAGATGAAGAAAAAATGGTGTGTGTCACAGAAGGTCCAATAGACTCACTCTTTTTAGAAAATGCAGTTGCAACAGCCGATGCGAATTTAAGAAATGCTGCAAAATACATAGATAAATCAAAGTTAATTTTGGTGTTTGATAATGAACCAAGGAATAAAGATATATGTAGACAAATGGAACAAGCTATTGAGGAACATTTCAATATTGTCATTTGGCCGGAAATGATACATGAAAAGGATGTTAATGAAATGGTTTTGTCTGGTTTTTCACCGGACGAAATACAAGATATTATAAGTAAAAATGCATTTCAAAATTTGAGAGCAAAAATGGAATATGTAAATTGGAAAAAAATATGAAAGTAACATTGATAAATTATTCTCAGGGTCCTTTTGAAAATATTATGGGTGTAACTGTGCCATCCAAAAAATCAATACTCGACCAGATTGCGTATTGTGCTAGGGTATCAAACCCAACCAACCAAAACAACACGGAAACATCAGAAAAACTAGTTAGGTATCTGATTAAGAATCAACATTGGTCTCCGTTGGAGATGGTTTCCGTGTGTCTTGAAATCGAAACCACCCGTGATATTGCCAGACAGATTTTAAGACATAGATCATTCTCATTTCAAGAATTTTCACAGAGATATGCGGATGCATCACAATTGGGTTTTGAGGTTCGTGATGCCAGATTGCAGGACCTAAAAAACAGGCAAAATAGTATTGAAACTAACAATCTTGCAATTAAAGCCTGGTGGGAAGAAAGACAGAATCGTGTAATTAGAGAATGTAGTGAAGCATATCAATGGGCACTTGATAATGGCATTGCCAAAGAACAAGCTCGAGCTGTTTTGCCGGAAGGTATTACTATGAGCCGCATGTATATGAATGGCACAATGCGGTCCTGGGTTCACTATATACAACTACGTTCGGGAAATGGTACGCAAAAAGAACACCGTGAAGTTGCTTTGGCTTGTGTTAATGCAATTGAACCTATTTTTCCAATGATTAAGGAGTTTGTGGATGTACAATGATGTGAAAACTTTTATTGATGCTTGTGAACAAGAAAAAAATCAAAATAATATCGAACTATATAAGAAACTGATTCGTGAAGAATTTGATGAGTTCACAAAATCCTATTTCGAAAATGATGATGTTGGTCAACTAGATGGATGTATGGATTTAATTTGGGTGATTTTAGGTTATTGTTATATGAAAAATTTTAATATTGAAGGAGCATGGAATGAAGTTGCCAGATCGAATTTAGCTAAAATTGATAAAACAACAGGAAAAGTGATCAAAAGAAAAGATGGAAAGGTTATGAAACCAGAAGGTTGGAGTCCACCAAATCTGAAACCATTTGTAAAATAATAAGGATAAAAATGAAATATCTAGGTATAGAGATAGACTTAAATAAAGATAAACTTTTCGATGAATTAGGACTCAAAAGATTAAAAGAATCGTACATGAGGGAAGATGAAGAATCACCACAACACAGGTTTGCACACGTTTCTAAACAGTTTTCGACAAACGAAGCCCACGCTCAGCGGTTATATGAGTATGCTAGTAATCATTGGTTATCTTACAGTACTCCTATTCTCTCTTTTGGCCGTAGTAAGCGTGGGATGCCTATATCATGTTTTCTTAACTACATTGAAGATACAGCGGAGGGACTAGTTGATAATCTATCAGAAACTAATTGGCTATCTATGCTTGGGGGTGGGGTTGGTATTGGTTTTGGCATCCGTTCAGCAGATGACAAGTCTACTGGTGTTATGCCTCACCTCAAAATCTACGATGCAAGTTCTCTTGCGTATAGGCAGGGTCGCACTCGTCGTGGCAGCTATGCTGCTTACCTTGATATTAGCCATCCAGATATTATCTCCTTTTTAGAGATAAGGAAACCAACAGGCGACCAAAATATGCGTTGCCTAAATTTACATCATGCAGTTAATATTCCAGACACTTTCATGCAAATTATTGAAAAGTGTATGATTGATAATACTGCTGATGATAGTTGGGAATTAAAAGATCCACATAGCGGCGAGGTCCGAGAAATTGTTTCTGCCAAACACTTATGGCAACAATTATTGGAACTGCGTATGCATACGGGAGAACCATATATTCATTTTATTGATACAAGCAATAGATTGATGCCTGAATGGTTAAAAGAAAAAGGTTTAAGAATCAATCAATCAAATCTCTGTTCCGAAATTATTCTTCCAACAAATGAAGAAAGAACTGCGGTTTGTTGTTTATCCTCTTTGAATTTAGAATATTATGATGATTGGAAAGACAACAAACATTTTCTACATGACGTTGCTGAAATGTTAGACAATGTTTTACAATATTTTATTGATAACGCTCCTGATGTTATTTCAAGAGCAAAATATTCTGCTCTTCGTGAAAGGTCTATTGGTATTGGTGCATTAGGTTTTCATGCATACCTACAACAAAAAAATGTGGCCTTTGAAGGAGTGATGGCAAAAGTTTTGAACAATTCAATTTTTAAACACATCAGAAAAGGATTGGATGATGCTAACGAGACTCTTGGAAAAATTAGGGGAGAGGCACCAGATGCTGTTGGCTTTGGTAAACGTTTTAGTCATCTTATGGCTATCGCTCCAAATGCTTCTTCGTCTATCATTATGGGAAATACTAGTCCTAGCATTGAACCTTATCGTGCTAATGCTTATCGTCAGGATACGTTATCGGGCTCATTTTTAAATAAGAATAAACATCTTGACAAAGTTATTATGTCACACCTTTCTTCCGATGGTACTCCATTAACACCAAAGGGTGAGGAAATATATGCTGACATTTGGTCAAGTATTATTGCAAATGATGGTTCTGTTCAACACCTAGATTGGATGGATGAAAACACAAAAGCTGTATTTAAAACATCTATGGAAATAGATCAACGATGGGTCATTGAACATGCATCTGATAGACAACAATACATAGATCAAGCACAATCATTAAATGTTTTCTTTAGACCAGATAGCAATATTAAATACATACATGCCGTACATTTCATGGCTTGGAAAAAAGGTTTAAAAACACTTTACTATTGCCGCAGTGAAAAATTAGCTAAAGCCGATAAAGTTTCCAAAAAAATTGAAAGAGAAGTTATAAAAGAATTGGATATGTCACAGATTGCACAAGGCAATGATTGTATTGCTTGTGAGGGTTAAATTTTGGAAATAATATATTTACTTGTTATGACACACATAACAATAATGTGTGTCACACTTTATTTGCATAGAGGTCAAGCGCACAGAGGAATTACTTTTAATCCGGTTGTTGAACACTTTATGCGATTCTGGTTGTGGTTAACAACCGGTATGGTAACCAAACAATGGGTTGCTATACATAGAAAACACCATCGTTATACGGAAGAAAATGGAGATCCTCACAGTCCAAAAATCTATGGAATATGGACAGTTTTATTTAAGGGAGCACTGTTATACAATGAAGCATCAAAAGATAAAGTCATGGTTAATACATACGGTGTTGGCACTCCTTCTGATTGGTTGGAGCGCAACATATACAGTTCTCATTCCAGACTTGGCGTTAGCATTCTCTTTTTGCTCAACCTCATTATATTCGGCTGGTGGGGGGTCCTTATTTGGGGTTTACAAATGATTTGGATTCCATTTTGGGCTGCAGGAGTTATTAACGGCGTAGGACATTTTTGGGGGTACAGAAATGGAAAAACATCTGATCAATCCAGAAATATATTTCCTATTGGCATTGTCATTGGTGGTGAATGCCTTCATAATAATCACCATCTTGACCCTGCTAATCCAAAACTGAGTAGGAAATGGTTTGAGTTTGATATAGGATGGATGTACATTAAAATTTTAAATTATTTTAAATTATTAGAAATTAAGGAAAAAAAATGAAAAGGATTTTACGATTTACAGCATCATGGTGTCAACCATGTAAAACATTATCAAAAAATTTGGAAACAGTCAATCAAAATTATAAAATTCCAATTGAAGTTATTGATATAGACACGCATAGTGATATAGCTATGGATTATGGAATAAGAAGTGTTCCAACATTAATTATGTTCGATGCAAACACAGAATGTAAAAGGTTTATCGGAGTAAGATCACTTAAAGAACTACAGGAATGGATTAATGATTAAAAAAATAGATTCAAATTTAACGGACGAAAGAAATAATTTCAAACCGTTTAATTATCCTTGGGCATATGAAGCCTGGTTAAAACACGAACAATCTCATTGGTTGCACACAGAAGTTCCTATGTTAGAAGATGAAAAGGACTGGAAGAGAAAGCTGACAACAGATGAGAAAAGATTTTTAACACACATTTTTCGATTCTTCACACAAGGTGACATTGATGTTGCTGGTGGTTATGTTCGCAACTATTTGCCATATTTTAGACAGCCTGAAGTTAGAATGATGTTGTTGGGATTTTCTGCCCGTGAAGCTTTACATATTGCAGCATATTCACATTTAATTGAAACTTTGGGTTTACCAGAAACAACATACAGTGAGTTTTTGGAATATTCTGAAATGAAAGATAAACACGATTATGTTTTAAATTTAGCAAACCAAAACGGCAGCAAAGAGAATACAGCCAGACACATTGCGGTATTTTCTGCATTTACCGAAGGTATGCAGTTGTTTTCTTCTTTTGTGATGTTATTAAACTTTCCAAGACAAGGTAAGATGAGGGGAATGGGACAAATCGTAACTTGGTCGATTGTTGACGAAACAATGCATGCCGAAAATATGATGAAACTATTTAAAACTTATATACATGAGAATAATGAAATTTGGAATGATGAATTGAAATCCAGTATATACACTATTGCTGAAAAAATGGTTGAACTTGAGGATAAATTTATTGATCTAGCTTTTGGAATAACAGAAATGCAAGGTCTAACAAAAGATGATGTGAAAAAATATATTCGTTATATTGCTGATCGTAGATTAATTGGTTTGGGTATGAAAGGTATTTTTAAAGTTAAACGCAACCCACTTCCATGGGTAGAAGAAATGATCAATGCGCCAACACACACCAACTTTTTTGAAAATCGTGCTACAGATTATGCAAAAGGTGCAATCACAGGAAATTGGGGTGATGTTTGGGCTCATTGATGAAAAGGAGATAAAAAATGAAAACAATAACAGCAGAATGTTCAAACTGCGAATCATCATATGACATAATATATCAAGAACAATTGGTATCACAAGAATATCCAGAAATTTGTCCGTTTTGTGGAGAAAACATCGATGATTTGTCCGAATCTGAATATATAGAGGATTCAGATGATGAAACGGACGAAGAATGGAATTAAATTGGATTTATAACAAAAATGATTTTACGGAAGATATGGTAGGTGAAAATTATGGTTTCGTTTACTGTATCACCAATTTAAAAAATCAAAAGAAATATATCGGTAAAAAATTTTTCTATGCATCAAAAACCAAACAAGTCAAGGGCAAGAAAAAGAGAATAAAAATTTCTTCTGATTGGAAAACATATTATGGCAGCAACGAAGAATTAAAAAAAGACATTTCAAAGTGTGGCCAAGAGAATTTTAAACGTGAAATATTGCACTTATGTAAATCAAAAGGTGAATGTGGTTATCTTGAAGCTAAAGAACAGTTTATTAATTCTGTTTTAGAAACCGATGGATACTATAATACTTGGATTATGGTAAGAGTAAGAAAATCACACATTAAAGGATTAAGATGTTAGATTTTTTAAAAGACGTTGACGATTTTGATATACTTTTTTTTATTCCAAATATAGAGGACGAGGAAAACGATAGTGTGAGGATTGAAACAGCAGACTATATGGAACGTGGCGAAAAAATAGGAGGAACATCTCTTGGTGATTTATATCACATAACAATTTTCAGAATGGATGAAGATTATAATGTGAACAATTTAGAAAATTTTGAAGCCATTTTAATTGAACCTAGAGAATATGTTTCCAGAATGATTGATAATGATTGGTATGGAATGGTAAACAAAAAAACAACAACCTCCGACAAATTAACTAGTGAAATGCTTGACAAGTGGTCAAAACTTGTGATACAATAAAAAAAACTTAAAAGGTATATTATGATTTTAGTTGATTTGAACCAAGTATTGTTGGCAGGTTTGATGGCTCAAATTGCCAATCAAAAACCAAAACTAAAACTTGAGGAAAGTTTAATCAGACATATGGTTCTGAATATTATTAGAACACACCTGAAAAACTTTCGAGAGGAATATGGAGAAGTTGTTTTGTGTTGTGACAATAGAAATTATTGGAGAAAAGAATTTTTTCCACTCTATAAGGCACATAGAAAAAAAGCCAGAGAAAAATCCGATTTGGATTGGCATATGATTTTTGATATGTTAACGAAATTCAAACAAGAACTAAAAGAAAACTTTCCCTACAAAGTAATTGATGTGGAAAGAGCTGAGGCGGACGATATTATTGGAACTTTGGCACCAAGAGCTGTCGCACATGAAAATGTTTTGATTATTTCCAGTGATGGAGATTTCCTACAGTTACAGATGTACAATAATCAAAAGTTGGGACACCACATCAAACAATATAATCCAGCCCAAAAGAAATTTATCGTTTCTAAAAATCCTTTAGTCGATCTCAAAGAAAAAATTATCTCTGGTGATAAGGGTGATGGAATTCCAAACATTCTTTCCAATTCTGATTGTTTTGTTACAAAAACAAGACAAACACCAATCAGCAAAAATAAAATGGAAAAGTTTCTTTCTGAGGATTGTGCAAATTGGGAAGATGAAAAGGCTAAGATCGGTTTTTCTCGCAATCAAGTATTAATTGACCTCAGAAACATTCCGGGTGATATTAAAGACAAAATTATAAATACCTATGAAGAAACAAAACCAGCATCTAAAGGTAAAATACTAGATTATTTTATTGCAAATAAACTTAAAAATTTAATGGAAGTTATTGAGGAATTTTAATGAAACAAATTTATGAAATTTTTGATGAATTTGAAAATGCCAAAACAAAACAAGAAAAACTCAATGTCATTGGTAATAATTTATCACAGACATTGGTTGATATTTTGAAATTAACATATCATCCAGATTATCAATGGAAAGTAAAAGAACTTCCAGAAAACTATACAGTACCAAATGATGTTTTGCCGGGAATAACTTACGACAGTTTAAATTCACAATTGCGCCGTTTGTATATTTTTAGGTCTGGAGACCCAACAGCAGAACAATTAACAGAAAAAAGAAGAACGGAATTGTTGTTTCAAATATTAAATTCAATCGAGCCCCGTGAAGCTGAAATAATTATTGGAATCTTTCAAAAAGACCAAGGTGTTAAAGGTTTAAATTATAAATTTATTAAAGAGGCTTTTCCAAATATGCTTCCATGAACCGAGATAAAATAATAGTAACTTCTGGCATATTCGATCCACTCAATATAAAAGAGTTGAGGTTCCTAAAAAAATGCAAACAAAGAGGTGACTGGTTAGTTGTCGGTTTACACACCGACATGTTATTGTTGTTAAAAACCGGCGTGTTACACCAAAAATATGATGTTCGTAGAGAAATAATTCAAAATTTAAAGTGTGTCGATGAAATATTTCAGTTTAATGATGGTGATGGCACAGTTTGTAATTTATTAAAGGTTGTTAAGTTCTGTTACCCTCTGTCAGACATAACATATATCACAGATTCCGATTTGCAAAATGCACCGGAAACAAAAATCAGAGGCATTAATTTTGAAGTTTTAAAGTAAGGAGTTTTCGTGTCAAAATTTGTTGCAAAGTTTCGTAAAGATAGAGACTATAGTGATGATTACAATTTCTCAGCAAACAAAAAACGGGGTCATCGAAATGATCCAACAAAAAAATTAATTAATTATAATTATGATGAATATTTGTCTGATTATGATAATTATGAAGATGAGAATTATACAAATTCTTCAAAAAAGAAATTAAAACAATTTAATTAATTTCAAACTGTTGTTTTTATACAACAGAATCATTGACAAATAGCTTCAATTCAGATATAATACTGTTATCTGTTATGGAGATATTTGCATGATAATCTATACCCGCACACCAAAGTCTAAAAAACGCAAACCTACTGCGGCTCAGCGTAAACTCGCTGATGAGTGGGATTGTATTGTTAAAAAATATCAACCAAAATCAAAAATTAACACAAATGTTACTGCTTGGAGTTCTCCCAAGCCATATGTTCGTGAAACTCAAAATTATCCTTCATTAAATACCAGTGGAGGATCAGCAACAAAATCGGAAACTAAGATTTACACTGGTGATAAGATGCTCGGAATAGCAACTTTACACAAATCCAACGCTGTTCCTGTTTTTAATACTGAAGAAGCAGCGGAAATATCAAAAATGAGGCGTTAAAATGAAAAAAAACACCAAATTTGTTGTAAAATTACAACGTCCCGTGTGCAGGACGCCAATTAAACCTGTGCAAAAGCACAAAAATGATGTAAAATACAATCGTAAGGTGAAACATGCAGCAAAAATCTTGGATCGTTGATCTAATCGAAGCTGATGATGAATCTGGAGATGCAATTTTGCAATTTCCTGATGAACTGATTCAAGAAAAAGGTTGGAAAGAAGGCACCGAACTGTTATTGCAAGTCGAAACGACTCCGACAGGCAATGTTTTGGTAATTACGGAGAAAAAATAATGTCAAATTTTGATTCAAAATCGCTTCTAGCCAAACTAATGGCTACAGAAAATCTTTTTGTTGAACAAGCAAATGTCAGAACTGCAAGTTTTGATGTTTTAAATCGTGTTTTGACAATTCCTAAATTGGATGAAAAACTTTCTTCCGATCTTTATGACCTTTTTATTGGCCATGAAGTTGGCCATGCACTGTACACTCCACTTGAAGAAATGCAAACCGCAAAAAATGACGGTGTGCATATGTCTATTGTCAATGTGGTTGAAGATTATCGCATCGAAAGAAAAATTAAAAACAAATATCCTGGTCTAAAAAATTGTTTTGTCAAAGCATATGTTGAATTGAACGAAAGAGATTTTTTCGAAATTCAAGGAAAAGATTTGCAAGAATACAATTTCATTGATCGGATGAATTTGCTTCATAAAATCGGGCCAATACTAGGCATCAAATTCACAGATTTCGAAAAATCACTGATTAAAGAAGTTGAATCGTGTGAAAAATATGATGAGGTGATTGAAGTTTCCAAGAAAATTTATGATTACATGAAAGATGAATTGGAAAAAGAAGAAAAAACAAAAATTAAAATCGGTATTATCACAGATGATGGTGACCAAGATGGATTATCCATGGATGGATCCAATGAAAATTCACCAGAAGAATTTGATATTATTATTGATGCTAGAAATAATAATGAAGAAGGTTCTCCCGGAGAACAAAACGACAATAAGCAAGATGCTGATGATTCCAATTCTGAAAATAAAAACAATTCAAAAAAAGATATTGATGAAAAATTAAAATCAAAAACTGACGAAGCATACAAAAAGAACGAAGAACAGCTTTTTTCAAAAAGCAATAAAGATATTGTTTATGTTTGTGTTCCAAAATTTGATACAAAGAAAATTTATGATTACAAAAATCTATATAAAGATTTCATAGAAGATTCACAGTATTTCAATTTAAAAGAAAGTTTGAAATATTTTATGAAATTCAAAAAGGAATCAAATAAAGTTGTTTCTTTTTTGGTAAAAGAATTTGAATTGAAGAAAAATGCCGAGCAATTGAAAAAAACTTCAATATCAAAAACTGGTGAATTGAATATGAATAAAATATTTTCATACAAATTCAATGAAGATATTTTCAAAAAGATCACAGTTATGCCGGACGGTAAATCGCACGGACTGATTATGTTCTTGGATTGGTCTGGTTCAATGACAAATCATATCGGCAATACAGTCAAACAATTATTGAATCTGGCTTTGTTCTGCCGTAAGGTTAACATTCCATTCGAAGTATATTCTTTCAATGAAGAAACGAAAGAAGAATATATGTGTGAATTCAATTTCAAACACCGCGATTTAGGATGTAATCGTTTTGGATTGTTAAACATTCTATCCAGTAGAATGAACAACAAAGACTTTACTACAGCAGGCACAGTATTGATGGAAATATCTGGACTAGGAGACCGCAAAGTGTCTACGTCTTGGATTCTTCCTATTTGGATGCGTATGAGTGGCACACCTTTGAATGAAGCTATTATTGCAGCTATGGAAATTGTTCCAGAATTTCAAAAGAAAAATCATTTGCAAATTATCAATACAGTTTTTCTGACTGATGGTGAAAGCAATCAGATACACGATATTCATTTTGGTAAAGATGGACAAAAACATACCATACCAATTAGAAACTCTTATGGAGCTCCAACTGTTGTTATTCGTGATAGAAAAACAAGATTTGAAGAAAAATATGATTGGGCTGGATGGAGCAGAATGGAACAAACAGATGCTTTAATTCGTTTGTTAAAACACCGAACCAATTCACATGTAATTGGCTTCTATGTTACTCATACATCCGAATATAAGAACAAAATTAGATATTTCCATGATGTTGAAACAAATGAACGTGTAGACTATGGTAAAATCGATGTTCTCAAAAAAGAATTTGTCAAAAACAAATATGCAATTTCCACAAAAACTGGATTTGATGACTATTACATTCTGAGAAGCAATGGTCTTGATCTTGAAGATGATGCGGAATTCGAAGTTCGTGAAAATGCCACCACCAGAGGTATTGTGTCTGCTTTTACAAAATATGCCGGCAACAGAATCAACAATCGTGTGATTCTCAACCGATTCATTTCTTGGATATCATAAGGAGTTATACTATGCAATTAAACAAAGAAGTGCTATATCATGGCACTGGTCGAAAGGCTTCCGTGCAATTACTCAGAAAACATTGGGATAATTCCTTTAGTGTGTGGGAAGTTGCATTATACCAAAATGAAAATGTTATTGAAAGGAAAACCGTGAGTTCACAACAACTGGCAGAATCTATTGCAAAAGATTTTGTTGATGGTGGTTATGGCAATACCGGTAATTCCATGTTACTGAATGAAGGAAAATGATGGACGAGCAAACCAAAGAAGTGTTTTGTATTGCACAAGAAGAATGTGCTGAAGTGACACAGGCGATATCCAAGGTGTTTAGGTTTGGTTTTGATTCAGTACATCCATCAACAGGCAAAACAAATAAACAATCCTTAGAAGAAGAGGTTGGTGATTTGTTGGCGATGATTGACATTATGGTTGAAAAGTGTATAATATCAGATTGGTCTATTAATTCGGCAAGAAAAGCCAAAAGAGAAAAGTTAAAAACTTGGTCTACTATTGAGGGTCTATAATATGGATTATGATTATGAAAAGTATTGTGAAATACTTACAAATTTTTTAAGTGATTCGATGCTAGAGGATCAAGATGATCTGGTAATCGGAGAAAACATTTCAACAGCACCAGAAATCAAAATTATTTTTGATGGATTTGGTGACCTTGAAACAGAAGATGAAAATGGTGAGTATGTTTATGAAGAAGGCGGCAATAGAGAAATTGAATCGTATGCCATTTTTATTCACAAGGATTCTTTGACCGAAAACTTTGAATTTCCAGAACACGAATTCTCGCCTTGGGCTTTAATTCATAGGCCGAACGAAGAGGTTTGCATATACGCTTGGTATAGCAATGAAAACTATGAATGGGATGTTCAGCAACTAGATGACGCCATTGACAATTCAAACAAAATGACAGGTGAAGAAGTCATGGTTATTCTGGAATCACTCAACAAAAAATATTATGAGTGATGAGGAATTATTACACCACTACAATCGTATGGTAGAGATTTTTGGAGATAATCTTCCAAACATCGAACAAGAACCAATTCGTTTTAAATATTATGTCAAACTCTACAGATATTTTGATATGCGTTGATTTTTCCAGCGCTTCCGAGGATTTTATATGAAATACATGAAATACGAAAATTTTGATGATTGGTTCCATGAAATGGAAGGATATTCCTTTCGAAGTGAGAGGTTTTTCGATGTGTTCAAAACAATGACTCCACAAAATGCTAAAGATTGGTTGAGAGCTTCTTGGGATTGTGCAAGAGAAAAGGAAGAATATTGCGAATATTGTTCTGATCCAGAATTGAGAACTTCCGTTTTCAATATCAAATGTGATGGTTGTGTCAAACGAATGTTAAATCACAAAAATTCAATAGGAGAATAATATGTCAATAGATTCGGTTTCTATCTTTTTATCCGCAACAATTTTGGTTATCTTCAGTTTATTGGTAATCGTAATAGGATTATTAATTATTAATAATTTGGTACACAAGTATTGGAAGTCATGGGGTTGGCATTTTGGTTATCTCAATCCATTCTTTCATTCGGACTATAATAAACCATACAAATTTGTTGACCCGTCCGAGAATCAACAAGAAATAAATAAAAAATGACCAAAGAATTCCTTGACGCAGTTTACATCCACTACATGGAGACCAAAGGTTACTCATATAAGGAGTATGACCTTAATGCGAATTGGAAATATTGGATGAAGGACGGAAAAGGTGGTTTTTCTTGGTTGAGATATCTATTGGACTTTAGAGATAATCGTTGGTCCATAAAATGAAACTTATAGTTTTCGTTCTATGTCTTTCTTTGAATTTATACAGTTTCTCTTTTGCGGGAACATCCAAAGAATCTCACATAGTTTATGACATTTCTTCACACACAGTAATTCAAAGTAACAATTCCACAGAACTATCGTCTATTGCCAGTCTATCCAAGTTAATGACGGCAATTATCTGTGTTGATACCGGTAAATGCAATATCAACTTACTGAAGCGTTTATTAATACGTTCAGACAACAGTGCAGCCGAAGAAATAGCAAAATCATATCCAGGTGGCCGATATAATTTCATATCACAGATGAACCGCCGAGCGGCTCAATTGGGTTTACAGAATACACACTTCCATGATCCAAGTGGTCTTTCAATTTTCAATGTAAGTACCAGTAGAGAATATGTGAATGTTCTAATGGAAGCAGAGAAGTATTCCATAATTAAGAGAATATCATCCACACAACAATTCAGAGAAAAAAAGAATTATCTGTACAACACAAATTTGGATATGCTTGAGAAAAACGAAAACATATCGCTGAGTAAAACAGGATTCACTCAAAGTGCAGGGTTTTGTTTGGCTCTGATAGTCGAGAATGTTTACAATAAGTATGCGATAATTATTCTGGGTGAAAAGTCCAAGGTGGACCGCACAAAGATTGCTGAACAACTAATGGCAAGGTTATGAATACACCAGAAACTTTCAAAGGCAAATACTATAAAGTCGATGTGGTAATGAAAACTGGATTCCAGTACACATTCACATCCATTGGAATAAAATTAAAAGAAGTGTTGCAATTCACGAATGGTCTCTATTGGACAGAATCTACGAAACACCAAGAGATTACTGAGGATGAATACACCAATATTAATAATGGAGAAATTGTGTGTGATAAAAAGACCGATAAAAGAAAAAGACGAAAGTAATTCAAGTTTTACAGTGACAATTATGGATGAATTTGGCACACACTATACTATGAATACGAATGATGTAAAACAACTCTGTGGTTTGATAACCACTTGGTGTCAGAATGTTGATCAGACACCCTTTGTGGATATACTGATAACGAACAATGGTTAGGATGGGGCTCCGAAAAAAAATTTGAAAACCTTGAATCTGGCCCCGAAAAATAAAAAATGGAAAAAAAGAGTTTGACCTGGTGGGGCTTTTTTTAGCTAACGGCTTCCCCATGGCCACCGTTGGATCCATACAACAGTCGGTTGCCTACTGTCCATCCATACAGTATAATGCTCGATTGGCTTTCCAATAGCCAAAAAAAAGGACGCCGAAGCGTCCTTAAGCTCTCTCCAACCAATCTCAAGCAACCGCTAACCGTATGACCTTGGCCATTTTGCGTCCATGAGCCACATAACCAATCACCGGCAGTGCCTTATCATAGCAAGCACGGCAGTCCAAGCACTTACCGCCTTGCTCATATGCACGGCATACTGTAACACCATCAGGTGCCGAGGTAGCATCAGGTACAATGGTGCTGCCATGGACGCCAGGTGTGAAGGTGCCATCCACAGCATCGCTGGATGGACGCACCATTACATTAGGAAGAGCTTGCATGGCAGCAAGCACCTTCTGGAATTTGGGGAATTTATACATTCTGGTGGGAAGCCAGTGCTTGGTGTTGGGTGTAGCCACCATGATGGCCAGCAGCTTTTCGGCAAGCTCGAGGGAGTATACATCCCCAGAATCGAACCAGCGGAAATGGCTGTCCTTGCGGAGAGCGACCACCATATCACCCACCCAGGACTCACGCTTCCAGTCCTCCTTATTGTCAGCACGGACAGCTTTCACAGCACCAAAATGGTACATTCCGGTGGTGGCGTAGCAACCAGAACAAGCGGGAACCAGACCGCCATCAGCGGCTTTAGAACCAGGGCAGGTTTCAATAGCTTGCAGGGACCAGCTTTTGGTACCGAGCTTGGAGGTTTTGGAGAGCTTTACCATTTTATTCCTTATCAAATATAGCTGATGGTCAACCAAGGCTTAACGTGAAGCTCAGCAGCGAGCTTTTCAATTAGCACGTCCAAGTCCCTTACCATGATGCCGTCGGCTGAATCGCCCCAAGCGTTAAAACCGGGCTTGTCGGATATCGAGCGGCGTAAAATTCTCATATCCACAAGCTGCTTAAGGAGCGATTTCCTATCTTCCGTCATTCCGTTTCCTTTTTGATTTAACATGGAATGAATTATACCAGAATCCGCGAAAATGGCAAGCACCAAAAAAATAACCCACCGGAGTGGTGGGTCATTAGCCGT